TCTATTTTTCAATTTTTAAAATTACACACAAGGTTTTTGTGTTGAATTTTGAAAATAGGATTTTGAATTTGAAAAAGTGGTGAAAAACGACATGAGAGCTTAATGGTAAGGACCCAGATTTTTTTATTATAACTTTGTTATTGTAAAAAATAAATATTAACAACAAAACAATTTAGGGGTAAAATTCTATTAGTCTAATATATGGGTAAAATGCTAATAAAAAACCCCAAAATACCGAAACTAAATTTCACATGCGATGTTTGTTACTTTAGATGTAGCAACAAAAAGGATTATTGTCGTCATTTATTGACAGCTAAACATAAACGACTAATAACGACTAATAATAGACTAATAGAAAAAACCCCTCTAGTATGCGTGTCACAAAATTTTACCCCTAAAAACGACTTGTTACCAACAGTCAGTAAGGATGATATGGGTAAAAAAACCCCTGACCTTCATTCATGTTATAATTGTGGAAAATCGTATATACATTTGTCATCATTATATAAACATAAAAAAACTTGCTTGGAACATGAAGAGAGTACAATTGTGAATATAGATGAACCGTCCACTACATTATCTAAGGAAAAGGAATCTGAATTTAAAGAATTAGTATTATTGTTGCTGAAAGAAAATAAGGATATCCAAAAAACTTTTGTAGAGCTCATTCCACATATCAAAGGAAATATTACAAGTAATAGTCACAATACTACTACAAATAATAATCAGTTTAATATTAACATGTTTTTAAATGAACATTGTAAAAATGCTATGAATTTGACCGATTTTATTAATTCATTACCTATAACCAACGAAACATACGATAATACCATTGAAAATGGATTAACTAAAACAATTACTAGTATGGTATTAAATGGTTTAAATGACTTGGACTTGTTACAACGCCCGATTCATTGTACAGATCCTTCGCGCAAAATAATGTATGTAAAAGATAATGATAGCTGGGAAAAAGATAATGACTTAAAATTGCTACTACATGGTATCAAAACAATCTCTTTAAAACAACGTACTACATTAAATAAATGGCAGGATGCCAACGCTGGTTGGGACAAGGATGAAAACTTACAAACCAGAATGACCCGATTAGTATTTAATTCCATGACTAGTATTGAAGAGGACGAAAAGGAAACTAATAAAATTATTAGAGCTATTAGTAAGAATACATATTTAACTAATGATATTAAGAATATATACATTTAGGTGTGGTATACTATTTGTATAATTCAATCATGTGATATGGTTTATTTACTTGAAGTATGTGTATGCGTGTATAATTATCTCTAATTACTATATATAGATATGGGTACCACTATGTATCGCAAAAAAAATAAACTCCGTCGCTCGAAACTCTTGCTGACACGAAGTAAAAATAATAGGAAAAAAATGAATCGTCACGAAAGTACACGTAAAAAGTTGAACAGTATGAAAACTAAACGCAATAAAATGGGTGGTATTACACTTAAAGTTCCATCTAACAATACTCAAATAATGGCGGATTCCCTCCTATCAAATGACCCTAAATATGTTGCTGCTAAATATGCTATTAAACAAAGTAATAAATTTACAACAGATCCAGCAAAGTATCTAAATAAATCTAAACTAGTTGGAAGCACAATGAAAGCTTCAAATATAATGAATGCGTCTAAGCTGGCGTCTACAGGAGTTCCATCTTATCATACTCAATATAATCCAACGAGTATATCTACAATGTTGCCCACGACTTCCATGTAACTTTTCAAATGTAATTATCAATAATGAAAAACAATCAAGTATAGTTTTTCATTATTATGCGATGATATATGATATTTAGAAGGTAGTTCCAAATGATCCACCCATAAAGTCATTTGCGGCCATTGGTTCCATTGATGGTATGGATGCGTTAACTAGTGGATTTTGTGGACCAGCATACATACTGTTGAAATCAGGTCCGTTTGATTGTGGTGAATGAGAAGCTTGTTGATTCACTGAATACTCATTCGTTTGACTTTTCATACTGGTCATTTGTGGTTGTAATTGTTCCGGAAGATCGATGTTGGGATTGCCCATATATTGTTGCGATAATGGTTGAGTAATACGAACTTGCCCAGAATTTTGTACATGCCCTTTATTGTTTTGGGGCATGTGTTTAGAACCGGTTTGACCTTCATATAAATCCCATAATCGATCTACTAAAATTTGGACTTTATCTCCTAATTTACTTTGCATAGTGATTGAAATTAAAAGTATAGACGGGATAATATTTATCACATTAATATCACCATATGTTTTTTCACTATAGGTAGGAACATAGCAAACCATCTTATTAATGAAATATAGTGCTATAAACATGAAGGAAGATTGACCAATTACTTCTAATAATATCATTAAGCTTGCTTTTTCGTCATCTACCTCTGGAACATAGTTTTTAATTATCTTCAACACTGATACTACTGGTATTATTGCTAAAACTGTATATTGAATTATGTTTAGTAATAATGCTTTTTGATCATCGTCAAACGGAAACACCGACTTTATAAACCCATTGTTATTGACATTTGACTTTTCTAATCTATCCATATGATTTATATTAAGATTTAAAAATATTTAAAAACTTTGTTTTATTTAGTATATACTATGTTAAAACACGCAATCGACCTAAATAAATATAAAAATCGCGATAGAAATGAATGTTATCATGAGGAATTTCAATATCTGAATTTGCTAAAAGATTTAATGGATCATGGTACAATCGAAAAGGGACGAAACGGAAATACATTATGTTCTGTTGGATCTGCCATGCATTTTTCACTTGAAAACGGTAAAATTCCTATTTTTACTACTAAAAAAACTGCTTGGAAAACTTGTTTGAAGGAATTACTTTGGTTTATACGTGGTAAAATGGACAATAAATTACTGAATACACAAAATGTACATATATGGGATCCAAATAGTACACCCGAGTTTATGGCATCACGACAGTTGTCTCATTATAGAGAAGGTGATCTTGGATCATTATATGGTCATCAGTGGAGATTCTGGAACGCAAAATATCAAGGATGTGATGCTGATTATACTGGTAAAGGAATCGATCAGTTACAAAATGCGATTGATATATTAAAAGATCCTCTACAAAGAAGTAGTCGTAGAATTATTATATCAGCATGGAACCCTGAACAGGTAGATGGGGGCGTACTCCCTAGCTGTCATAATTTTTTCCAATTCCATGTTACTGATTCAAATAAACTTAGTTGTACCCTCTATCAGAGAAGTTGTGATGAAATGTGTGGTATTCCTTTCAATGTAACATCCTACAGTATTCTAACATGTATTATCGCCAAAATATGTGATCTTGAACCATACGAGTTTATCCATTTTGGCGGAAATTGCCATATATATGAAGAACATTTAGAACCAATGAAGGAACAAATTGAAAGAACTCCATACGACTTTCCGACAATTACTATATTAAGCAAGCACGACGATATTAATGAGTATGTAGTTGAAGACTTTAAGATTGAAAATTATACACATCATCCTCCAATCAAACTAAACATGGTGGCATAATAACACCAGGTGTATACTATAATATCAGTCATAGATGGAATGAGGCAACGAGAGAGACAGATGGTGGATAAATGTATCGTAGGTTGAATATTTTAGGAAAATGCGATTAGATTACTTATTTTTATTGTAAATTATAATTAATATGAGTTCTAGTTCATCAATTGCTGCCGCAAGAAGAAGAAGAGCTGGTGGAGCTCCGGTTGGTACGCCAACTAACCCTACTACCCAACAGTCGTCCTATAGTTCACCGCAATCGCAAACACCCCCTGGAAATAATACCCCATTAAATCCTTTAGCCATACTTCAACAGCATCACATTAAAATTAAATTTTTAGAAACCACCATTAATGAAATGAAAGCTCAGCATAATGGCATGGTTGGTATTAATAATACTAGTTTTGGTAATAATAGTGTTTCTGATAAATCCAATATCAGTGATAATAAACAGATAAATGCCAATGAATTTAGCGATATGATCATATCTAGAATCGAATCGCAACTGGACCTGAAGGCGTTTTATGACAACGACACCAGACTGGCTAACGAAATCGAATCATTACATAAGCTGGTTGACTCGCAACAAATAGCACTCAATGAGCTAAATACTACCCTATTTTACATGATTCAGCGATTAGATATTGGATTACCTATATCTAATTCAGATGATTTGCTTTCTACTCAAAATGTATCATTTGATATTAGTAATAACCAATTGTATGGTGGAATGGAGGACGATGAAAGTTTATCGAATTACGAAGATGACCTACATAACCTCGACAATAGTATGAATGTATTGCCAAGTGAGTAAAATAATGAAAAAATTAGTATAAAAATAAACTAGTAACCATGCGATCACTTTTTACTATTTTAATATTTTGTATAGTTTTATTTGTATATTTACACATACATTTTCATTTGCGAACAAGCGATGATTTAGAAGTATATGAAATCGATCAACCATCAAAAGATAAACTTGAAGAAATATGTGATATTCGACAACCAGTAATATTCGACTATAATGTGGATGGACTTATGAAAGAGGGCGCTTTAAACCATGTTGAACAGAGTTATGGAGCATTTGATGTAAAGGTTAGGAATGTTAAACAACACGACGACACCTGCGAATTGTACCTACCCTTAAATTTAAACACTGCTAGTGAGATTTTTAGAAAAGATACTGATCAACGATATATTAGTGAGAATAACTCTGATTTTTTGGAAGAAACAGGACTGATTAAGAATTTTCAATATAATGATATTTTTTTAAGACCGTACTCATTGTGTAATTGTACATATGACTATATGTTCTCTTCCGCAAATACGAAGACGCCTTTAAAATATGAATTAAATTACCGAAATTATTTTTTGGTGACACAAGGCAAGCTAACTATTACCTTGATTCCACCCAAGTCATCGAAATATTTGTATACCATCAAAGATTATGAAAATTTCGAGTTTATCTCTCCAGTAAATCCATGGGCCGTCCAGACTCAGTTCAAGTCCGATTTTGACAAGTTAAAAACATTAGAAGTCAGTATAACACCTGGACAAGTAATATTTATACCAGCTTATTGGTGGTATAGTTTTAGTTTTAGTGAAAACACAAGCGTGTGTGTATTTAAATACAGAACATATATGAATAACATTGCTATATCAAACCATCTAATAGTCAGTTTACTTCAAAACCAAAATGTAAAGAGAGATAGTGTTAAAAAGAAGGATAAATCCGAGTCCGACCCAATAAAGGATTTACAACCACATGTACCAACTTCCGACATTCCTGAAGTAGATGGTTCGATTAAGATGTCAGATTAAGATGTCAGATTAAATTAAAATTGATATATAATAATATAAATAAACTATTAATATTATTATTATTCAGCATGTCTCAATATAAAATACTAATAGATGATCGGAATTATTCTACTTGGCGTGTATATAATTTTGAATCATTGAGTGAAATAGTATTGAACGATGACATTATTAAACTTAACATTGATCCTACACGCGATAAACTATTTTCAAATGATGTTTTTACTTTAATAGACAATAGTGTATCGATTCTTCATTCGGGGGTTCGTTCTATGACCACTGTACCTGGTATATTAGTGCTAAACGGAAATAAAACATACGGCAAATACAAGGATAAATATTTATATAAATGTATACCCGATGATAAACGACTACCTGTTTTTATAATTCCGTATTCGATTAAGATGGGCTTTAATAAAAATGTAGATAATAAATACATTGTATTCAGTTTTGATCATTGGAGTAGTAAACACCCACAAGGCACCATCAAAAGCGTGTTAGGTGATGTTGATAAACTTGATAACTTTTACGAATACCAATTATATTGTAAAAGTTTGAATGCTTCTATCCAAAACTTCAATAAGGCTGCGTCGCAATCTTTAAAGTTGAAGACAGAAGACGAATTTATTACAAATATGATACAACGACATGGTATAATCGATAGAACTGAAGCTGAAATATTTAGTATAGACTCTAAACAAACCACTGATTACGATGATGCTTTTAGTATTAGTCAAAATGATGATAATTCATATGTACTTAGCATCTATATAGCTAATGTACCTATATGGTTAGAAGAGCTACAATTATGGGATTCATTTACTCAGCGTATTTCCACAATATATTTACCTGACAGAAAACGACCCATGATGCCTACGGTTTTATCCGAATGTCTTTGTAGTTTATGCCAGGATGTTGTAAGGTTGGCATTTGTTATTGATTTCACTATTTTGAACGGAGAAATAACTGAATATAAATTTGAAAACGCCATCGTCAAGTTGTATAAAAACCATGTGTATGATTCTAGTGAATTACTAGATGATTTAAATTATAAAAAAATATTTCGTGTGGCAAATATACTATCACGAACATATAAATATTTGCCTAATATTAAAACAAGCTACGATGTGGTATCCTATTTAATGATATTGATGAATTACTACAGTGCTACGGAAATGATAAAATACAATAATGGAATATATAGATCGGTTGAAATAAATACAAATGTACATAAACCACCTAACTTACCAGAAAATGTGGATAAATTTTTGACAATTTGGAATAGTTCTTGTGGATATTATAGTATGTATGATGCTAAAAAATGTCACGACTTCTTGAAATTGGACTCATATATTCACTGTACCTCTCCCATACGACGATTAGTTGATCTATTGAACATGTCTCAATTACAGATCAATTTGAAAATGGTTCGGTATGGTACAGAATACTATAAATTTTATACTAATTGGACTAGTAAACTCGATTACATAAATACTACTATGAGGTGTATTCGTAAAATTCAAAATGACTGTAATTTACTACATATGTGTTGTAATGATCCTGAAATATGTACCAGAGAGTACGGTGGCTATCTATTTGACAAGATTGTACGGAATGATGGGTTGTATCAATATATAGTATATATACCCGAGCTAAAGACCGCATCAAGAGTAACATATCATCATAATATAAATGAATATTGTAAACAGTCATTTAAAGTCTTTGTGTTTAATGATGAAGACTCGTTGAAAAAAAAAATAAGACTCCATCTGATATTGTGATTACACATGATATTGTGATTACACCTGAATGTATCCAATAAATTATTATAAATTATTTTTATCGTTAAACATATAATGATTGGTTAGTAGCTACATATTTTAAACTCATATCTGGTATCTCTGATAATTTATGTAATAGTTCAATATTGCCTATATCTTCTGCTATCATTTTTAATTCGTTTGCCATGTTGTTTATTTTCAAAATAGACTTTATGAATTCACCTGTAAATAGTTGGTATTCGTGCTCGCATGTTTGAATAATTCCTCTACATGTTATTTCGTCTTGACTTTCGCACCAATTTAGAATTGGATTAACCAATTCAAATGTATACGATAATTGTGCCGAGTTTGAAATGCCAATGTTCTGCTCTATTGTCATGTAGTTTTCATAAATATCTTTTAAATCTATCAGTAATATATTAAGCTTATCTGAGCATGTTAATGTACTAGGATTATATATTTTACTTTCTTCTTTAACACGGATATTCGCAAAACAGCTTAATATCGCGGCGATATCATACGCGTTGAAATCATTAAAGTAGTTGTGCTTGGTTAGTAACTCAACAAATGCTAAACAATGGGTTTCTTGTATGTAAACGGCTAACCTACCCTTTGGTGTAATTGTGATGGCTATATTTTTGTTGGTCGAATCCATTTCTACTTCAGTATACGACTCCTTTTTTGGTTCTTCTAGTAATAGATTGGATGTATTGGGTGTATCTTTAATTACAAAACCATGTGTATGTAAGAAGGAAACATTGTTATCATATGTTGTTTGGAAATGGTTTGTTAAAATATCAATGTATTCTTCGTTTTCTTTAATTTCATTCTTAACTGTAATAATAGATTTGTATTCATCCAAATGAATCTTGAAATTCTTGTTGGTTTCAATCGTCTCTATCTCTCGCTGGATTTGTTTTTTTGTCTTTTGCTTTGCTGTAGCTACACTATCTACCAATTTAATATAATTTTCGAAATAAGAAGTGTTCTCTACTACATAACCATATTTTGGATTAGACAATTTATTTCCCAGATCAACCTTTAACTGTTTTATTTCCTCATTTACACTATATATGGTCGATTCTATTTCGCCATTGCCCATGCTTTTCTCAGCAAATGAAATAGTATCACACTTATTTTGTATAAAGTTAAGAACCAGATTATAAGATATCTGGAACTTGGATATTAGTCGTTGAGGTTTGCCGTTCAGAAGATTATCATATTCAATATTACTAGGCAAA